ATAGTGAACGGACGCCTTTGCCTTCATCGACACCCTGGTGTTCAGCCAGAACACGTATCCGTCGAGCGGCAACACCACTTGGGTGTATTCAGTGAATGTGACGGTCTCTTCGGCAGAAAGTTCTTCGTAGCCCTGCGTCAGCGCTGGGTTCAGGAATGCCTGACCAGCCTCGTCAAGAGTTGGCATCTACCCATGACCGAAATGATTGCTCATAGAGACCTGTGTCCCTGAAGCTGGGTCGCGGCTGATTGCTCTTGGCGTATGGATGCTTCAGCCGATGACTGACGCCCTTCAAAGAAGCCTTCGTCGGAATGCCTGGGTATCCAAGGCCATCCATTTCCTGGCTATCGATGAAGACGTTGAACATCGTGCGGATCGCATCTTCGCCGGAGGCGAATGGATTGCTGGACGGCGGAGCGCCGGACAATCGGCTCTCAAGAGAATCCTGCAGCCCTTCAGTCAAGGCGTCCGAAATCCCTTGTCCGTGCACCTCAAAGAAGTGCTCCATGACGTGGTAGCGATCCTCTAGGATCTCCGCCACGTCACCGGTGGACTTCCCCGGTCCCATGTTCGAGCCCGGCGCGTTGTGTGGCCGTTTGCCCTTCCGAACCTTGGTTGCCCCGCGCTTTTCGGCCGGCGTAGCCGAATATGGGATATCGATCACGCCGAGATGCAGCACGATCATGACAACCCCCAAATCGATGGGCCGTAGGACTGCGCGATTTGCAGATACATGCGTCCGAACGGATCTTTGAGCTGCTGCAAATTGGCAAGCGTGAAGTTCTTCATGAACTCCGGATTGAGCAGCGACGTGCTGGTGCTCGAGTCAGCAGTTGACGCAACCACCCCCGGCAACCATGCGGAGATGTTGTATAGCGCGCGTTGCTGCTGGAAATAGGTGCTGCCACCTGTGTCCTGCGCCAGATTGATGAGGAGGCTGCCGCCGAGATTGTAGACAGCCACGGTGTAGAGATTGGTGGCCGGCAATCCAGGCGTTGAGTTCCCGATGCAATTCAGCGCGGGATTCACGGTGTCCATAGCGATGGCCAGAGTCCAACCAACAACTGGCGCACTGGGCGGTAAATCGACCGCCGCAATGCCCATGATATTGGCGATGAACCACTGGAACCCAGCGAGGGTTGGCTGGGTCGAGCCGGACATCAGGCCGCCTTGCGCGTCCTACCGCGCCGCTTCGGCGGGGTCGGTGTCTCTAGGCCGCCGCGGATCACGCGGAACCCTTCGGACATCTGCGGAACCGAATTGTGGGGATCCTGCTCTTCCTGCTGAAGAGTCAATTCCACCTCGGTCAGCCGCTCCTGCCGTCCATTCTCAACCAACGCAGTCTCGAGCAGGTTGCTCTGCGCCACCGCCGACTGCTCGCGGATTTCGCGACCGCGCGCCACCAGCGCATCCTGATTGACATCCATCAGCATCATGAGCTTCACAGCGCTGATCGGCTTGTCGATCGAGTAGCAGGTTCCGTAGAACCCCTTTGTTTGATCGATTGAAGTCGCCGACACGATGCCGTACTTGGCCTCTTTGCTGACGATGTAATCGACCTGCGCCTTGGTCAGATCGCCGCTGATCCGGACCTGTGCACCAGGTGGAATCATCTGCGTCCGCAGCGGTGCATCCTTCGAAACGCGGTATTGGAAATCCCGCTGCTGCCGCGTGGCATTGCCAATATACAGCTTCTCATAGTCCATTGGTGGACCTCTTTGGGCTACTGGTATTGCATGGATATGGCGGTCACGGCCTCCGGACGGATGGCCCAACCTGACGTGATGCGCAGTTCGGACAGCGTGTCCACGGCGCCGCCGGCCAGCGGCACGGTGATCTCGCGCGGCGCCTTCATGTCGCAGAACTGATCGACCGTCGCATCCAGGCCCGGCTGCAGTTCGGCAAACCGGTTGGTGTTGAACGAGCGATTGCCGGCCGGCTTCTTCACCTTTGGCATCACGATCAGCACGAGGTCAGTGTTGCCGCCCGCGCCCTTGTTGATCAGGGTGTCGTCATAGCCCCAGATCACCTTATCGCCGTTCGCCATCAGCACTTCCTTAAAGACGCCAGCCGTCGAGGTGGTGCCGGCGCCGGGCCGCTGGAACTGCACAACCTGCACGACGTTGTATTCAAAGGAGCCCAGCGTGCGCTGCGGGCCGATGATGGTGAACTCGTTTCCGAGCCCGAGCTGGTTGGTGCGCGACTTGATCTGCTGCACCTGCTGCATCAGGAAGAACGCCATCTGACCGTTGTCGTAGGTGACCACGGTGTCGTTGCCATAGCTATCTGGCGGCAGGTTGACCGCGGTCGCGCCATTGGCATTGGCCAGGCCCTCGCCATTGGCTGGGTTGTAGCCATAGAGCAGCGCCGTGCGGGCAGAGTTCGCGTGCGCCTGCTGCGTGCCGAGGCGCATGGCCTCGACCAGAGAGAAGCCATTGCGCCCCGCTGCCGCCGTGTCGTGGTGGTCGTATTCCGACCGCACGCGCTGGAGGTAGGTCGGTGTCGAAATCTGCGACACAACCACATCCACGGATGGCAGCTGGTTGTACGCCGACTGGCCGGCCGACATCCGCGAACGAAAGTCAAGCCTCGGAATGTAGATGGCCAGGTCACCCTCGCCGAGCATGACGCGCGGCTCTTCGTCAGGAAGGAGATCGAATGCGCCAGATGCCTGGCTGTATGGCAGAACCATCTGCGGCAGCATCATTGACGGATTGATGGTGGTAAAGGCCGGTGCGATCAATGGCATCGGTGCCGCTCCTCAGATCAGAATGATTGCGCAGGAACCGGTGCGGTTCCACGTGTAGAAGCCGGTGGACGGGCTGTACTGGACGACGCCAGAGTTGCCGATCTCGACGCCAAGAACTTCGACGTTCAGCGCACCGGTGCCATAGTTCAGGACCAGCGTGCCAGATAGCGAGCCAGTCGCGATTGCGCCCGATGCCGCAATCACCTGGAAGGTGAAGTGCTGGTTGTCGGTGAATGCGGTCACGACCTGGTTGCCGTTGACGAGCGCCGCGCCAGTGCCGGTGACGCCACTGACGTTGATTACATCGCCAACGCCCGCGACCGGGGTCGCCACCGCTGCCACAACCACCATCGTGTAGACGCCGGCTGCGTAGCTCGATGTGATGGAAGTCAGCGAGTATGTCGCCGTGGAGGCATCATAAGGCTGCAGCACCTGGTTGTTGAAATCCCAGGAGACCTGCGAGCTGATGATCGAACCCTCCAGGCTCACCAATGACGGGTCCATGGCGACCGGGATGCGCGCGCCGGAACCAAGGCGATAGAAGTTCACCAGTCCGCCCGAGCCGACCAGCGGCACAGGAGACTGCGGCGAATTCACCGCCGCGTAGTTCTGGCTGAACACAGAGAAGCCAGTCAGGCCGTTCGCGGATGTTTTGGTCAGCGTGGTAGCGCGGGTGATGACGCCGCCCATGCTGATCTGAGGACCACCGGAAACACCAGGGATTGCCTCGCTGATGCCCACGCCGCCCCACATCGGAAGCGTTTCGGTGGTGGCGAGGATACCGCCCGACAGCGCGTAGCGCACCGCAGGATCATCCAGCGGCATGCCCTGCCAAATGCCACCGCTGGTGACATTGAAGCTGCCAGTCGCGCTGGTGGTCGCGTAGGCGTTGAATGGAATGTTCGCGACCATCGATCAAATCCCCTGATTGCGAGTGAGGAAGGCCGTTGCCCTCTGCGACGGGCGCTTCAGCCCGAAGATGAAGGTGTGTTTGCCGTGAAATTCCGTGATCCGGTGGCCTTCGGGCGTCGTGCGCGACCGCGGCAACAACGAATCCTCGGGCAGATCGGTCGGATTGCGCGCGGCAACCTGCGCATCGGCGTAGATCTGCTTCTCGGCGATAGCCAGCGCTGCCGGCTGGAGGGTATGCAGATCGACTGCGCTCCAGGACTGGCTGTGCTTCTGCACACCGCGCGCCAGGCGCACACGGAACCCGTCAAGGCTCTCACCCTGCAGCGGCTCCGGCGCCCGCAACCCAAGGTGCTGGTATGCTTGCGCGTCGGCATAAGCCTGTGCATCCATCATGGCACCATAGTCGGCGTCACTGCGGCTCTTCGGCAGGTTGGCCACTGCATCCGCGATCTTGCGGGCATCTGCCGCTACCGCATCTGCGCGTGCCTTGCGATCGGCTTCCTCAGCATCCGCACGCGCCTTCTCTTCGGCGTCGCGACGGGCCTTGTCCGCCTTGTGCTTGGAGTCCATTTCCGCCTCTTCTGCGTCAGCGCGAGCCTTCATGCGGTCCTTGCGCGACTTGCGAGCCTTGTCGGCGGCGACCTCTTTAGCCTCGCCACCCTTCTCCAGCTCTTCGCGCTCTTTCTCTTCTTCGGCGTCGTCGCGCTCGCACATGGCAGCGTCAGCCTTGTGCCAATCCTCGCGCTCTGAATCGCGGCGGCGCTGGGCATCCTCACGCTCACGCTTCTCTTCAGCGTCACGGCGCGACTTGGAGTCCGCCTCGAGAGCGTCCATACGCTTGCTGAAAGCATCGAGGTGCGACAGGATCTTATCCAGTGGCTCGCCCGGAGATGCGTCGCGGCGCGCGGCGTCCTCGCGCTCCTTCTTCTCGCGAGCCTCTTTCTCGGCGGCGGTTTCTTCGGCCATGCTATCTGCCCTTTCATCAGGCGTGGAATTGTTGAGGACACCAACAGGGGGGCCGGACTTGTCCCAGACCCCGAGCGGCACGATTGCGATGTGATCGAGTAGAGACGGCTTGCCTTCGATAAGGAGCGCGCTTCCGTCTTCGAGTTGAACCTTGGTATTCACACTCGGGTCGAGGAAATTCACCCCTGGGGAAGTAGATATTTCCCCTTTCGACATTTCGTCGGCAGCGGCCTCATCGTAAATACGCGCCACGGCCCATACTTCGTCGCCCTGGATATAGGGCAACATCACCGCGCCAATGGCGCGATCGGCGTATTCCTGGCTGTTGAGTAGCTGCCCCTTTGCAGGATGGACCCAGATCACACTCAGGCCGTTGCAGCGAGCCAGAAAATCCTCATTCAGATAGATCGACGGATCGCGCCAGACATACTCTTTGATGCCGTTTCGGTAGGCGGCACCGGTGCCCGTGATGCGGATCGCGAAGAGCCAGACGTTTTCGTATTTCTGCGGGCTGGTCAGTTCGCCCGCGGCAATCAAACGAGCGGTGCCGAGTTCGTCTGCGCCGATTTTGGCAATAGCCGCAGCAACTCCCAAATGAAGGGGAAGCGGCGGGTCAGCGATCGGCGCCCATGTCCAGGCGATGTGTTCTTCGTTCAGCGTCGGCGTGAACTCGGTCTCAGCCTTGGCGGCGAATGTCGTGAAATCTGCCCCGTCCCGAACCCGCTGCATCCATGGGACGGGATCACTAAGCGGCGCCTCGCCTATCTCCTCTTTGACCTCGCGCGCTGCGGCTTGCTCTGCGGTTTCATCACCTTCGATCTGGCCGCCTGGGAACGCCCATTCGCCCGTATCGGCCCGTTTGAGGAACAACGCCTTGTCGCCGCACAGGATCATTATGCCAGCGGCTCGGATCATGGACGGTTTCCTACTCAGGCAGCGACGTTCACCCGTCCAAGCTCAACGCGACCACGTTCGGTGAGCATATCGTCCGGCAATCGCCGCAGCGCATACAGGTATTGCGCCCAACAACGACAGGAGACTTCCTCGCCGACCGCTGTGATCTCGTCGTAATAGCCGGCACTACCGACCTTCACGAGACCCCGTTCCTGCGCCCAGTTGTCGCGGATCAGATAGACCAAGCCGTCGCGCTCTTTGTGATCTTCGCGGTAGTTGTAGCCACGGTCGCGCCAGTGCGAATGCCATACCAATGCAATCGCGCCATTATCGTTGGCGATGATATCGTTCAGGTTGGCGACAAACTTGTGCCCCTGATCAACGAGCACTCGGCGTTCGCGGAAGGGCAAAGAGGACAGAGACTTCCGTACGTTGTCCTTGGTGTCACGGCGATCGGCGGCATCGGTGCCACCAATTGGGATAGAGGTAGCCCAGCCGGAGAACCGTTGCAGTGTCTCCTGTATCGTCTGTTCCCGATTCAGCTTTATCAGCCCGGCCGATGCCATGATGCGGCGATCGAGCTCGGCACGAAGCTTAGGAGCAACCTTCTGCAGCGTGAACCGCGAAACACCAGGATGGCGTTCCAGAATGCGGCCGGTGTCCACCTGCCTCTGGTAGATCGATCGCATCAGGTTGACGAGCGTGCGCTCCAACACATCAGGCGGCGTCATAGTGGCTTCGGCAGCGGCCCGGATACGCTCGATCCAGCCTAGAACCCGCTCGGAGCTGTCATAGCCATGATCGATGATGTCGTTGATGGCCTCGGTCAGTGTCCGATAGAACGAAGTCCCGCCAGCGCTCCGAAAGCCAAAATCGTTGGGCGCCATTACCTGTCGTGGAAGCTATGCGATGCCATAGCGGCACTATCGCCGCGGCATACTGCATCCATGTAATCGTGAATGCGGTGAGGATCAGCATCGTTCCGTTCGCCGGCCGTGCGGTACGCGATGGCGACCGCTTGCTTCTGGGGTTTCCCCGCCTTCACTTCGGTCGCAATGTTATGCTTGAACGCGGCGCTGCCGACTGGTCCGGTTTCGAGTGGCATAGATCACATCCTCCGGCTTGAAATCCCGGCATATTTGTGCGCTATCATGCCGACTTGGCATGAAGATTGCTTAGGAGGCCACGATGCTGCGGTCGATGATCGCTGCTGTTCTGCTCACTACCCCAGCAATGGCGCAACAAACGCCGGTCGTTCAATGTCAGGTCGGCGCATGGTCCGGCACCATGCCGTCCTATGCCTGCGATGCCGTAACCCGCGGCGCCCGCCGTCTGCGCTTCAGTGGCAGCGACGTTGAGCGAGGCAGAGGTGTCGCAGCTTGCGCCCAAGAGGTGAAACCCGTCATGGCCCAGGTGTGGGGCGATCCGGCCTACCAAATCTGCCAGTCGATCTTCATCGCTGATCTCAGCGCAGGCTGGCGATGACCGTCCTGGTCGTGCTCGGCGGCATCCTGGCCGCTCTGATCCTGTTCCGATGGGCGAGACTGCTGGCGATGCTCGCGCTCGTCATCACCATCGGCTATTTCGTCACGCGCTTTGAGGCTTGGCAGGCAACCCAGCCGCCAGTCCATGTGATGGACGACGATTGATTAGGCCGCTACCCCTGTCCTTCTATGCCGCGCCAGCACCTTCAGCGCTCCGACGACCTCGCCATCAGCATCATGCGATGAGAACGGGGGCGATGGCTTTTCTTCCTGCACCGGCACCGGAGGCTCGTATTCTTCTAGCGCCTCGTAATCCAGCACCAGGGGCGTATCAAACAGAAGCTTGAAGTCGTTGAAGTTGTCCGCTGCCCACCGGATGACGTTGGCCCGATTCAGCGGGTCCATCTCCGGCAACAGCACCTCGACCATGGCGATGATCGCCTTCAGGCGCACATCCTCAACCTCGGCCTTCTTGCTATCGGGCTCGGTCAACAGCGAGGGCCATGACGCGGTGAATGAGTTCATCCATTGATAGATTGCCTGCGTCCAGGTCATCTTGCCGTAGTCTTCCGGAAAATCCGCTTGGATCGCCTTGAAGAACTCCGGATTCCATGCCCGCCACATGACGATCTGGTCCATCCACGCATAGGATGGCCCCATATCGTCGCGCACCGTGGTGATGAAATCCGCCACCGCCTTGGCGTCCTCAGTTCCTTCGCCAAACCCTTCGGCGTAGGTTTCCGAGTTGATCAGTATCGCCGGCATACCAGCGCCGGCCGCAATGTCTTCCTTGATGTGGTTGCGTGAGGCGTCCAACGCTCCGTTCACGTTCTGCAGGTTCAGCGATTCAATCGCTTCCTTGATCGAAATGCTGATGACCTGGTTTGTCGCCGCCTCTTTCACCACATCGCGCTTGATGCCGAAAAGCACCTGCCCGACCTTATCCACGATCGACCCAGGCTGCTCCATCTTGGCGACGATGACGCCCGCCTTTCGGGCCACCATCGCGTCTGCCACCATAGTCTCGATGAACGACTTCAGCGGATAGAGCGTGCGCTGGAAAACTGATCGGCCAACGTACCCGAATCCACTCGAAGTCCATTCGAGGAAAATCGGCTCTTCGTTCAGAGCCACAATCGAGCGAGAGCGGTCGTAATTCTTCCCGTTGACCGCAATCGCTCCGGTCTTGAGAAACCCTGGAGCGTTAGGGTCCAGATTGCCCGTCAGCGAGCCCGCCACGTTCAACGGGTCGAGCACGTTGAAAGCGATCGTCTGCTTCCATAGCTCGTCATATTTCAGCGGCGTCGCCGAGTCCACACCTTCCGTCAACAGCGCAATTGCCGAGACGCCGTAAACCCGCTTGAGGCGATGGAGATTGAACAGATGCTTGTCGCATCCATCCGCCAGCCACTGCTTGTCGAACTGCTTTTTGATCCGGTCTTCCGGGCTGTTCGGGATCGTGATCGTCCGCGGCTTGCTCTGCGCCAGGCGTATCGGGATTTCGGTCAGCTTCGCACCCAACGGGTGGAAGCTATAGATCGCCTTGCATGTCTCGTAGCTCGGGCCATCCCCTGGCGTGATATCCGGCGCCATGAGAAGCGCCTGAAGTCCGCCACCGAGCGCGGGGGCATTGACGACAATTTCCCCCATCACCCGATACCTTCAGAATTACCCAGCGCAATCGCGACCGCATAGCAGAACGTGTCAAAAAGGTCGTCACTGCGGGTGGCAGCAGACTTATCACCAATTCTAAATCCGGCAATCTGCGAAACCAGATGGTTCCGCGCGACACCCTTGAACACCTTGTCGTTGGTGTTGAATGCCTTCGCCGATAGCTTCACATCGCCACGGTAAACGATGCCTGAAATGTTGATCGCCCGCGCATCCTTGCCGGCGGCAGTCAGTTCGCTAGGCAGCGCCGTGGCCGGCATGTTTCGAGCGATGCACTGCTGCAGGAGGATCGAGCCGGATTGCGCATCTTCAATGTAGGCGCCCGCTGATCCGTATCGCGCCCCGCACTCGCGCGCCAATTCCTGAAGGCGCCGGAATACGTTCGGTATCCAGGTCTCAAGCAGTGCGCCATCAATCGAGATAACATCCCAGTCCAGGCAAACCAGCGGATGCCCGAGATGGTTGGACTTCGCCCAATAGCTGACGGCGGTCGCGTCGTGCTCCTTGCCGGACTTCACCGCGGTATCAATCACCGCGAAAACTCGGTCGCAAATGCGGGGATATTCTACCGGCTGGCCGGCATTCAGCATCCACTCGATCTGGAAAAACGCCTCGCCAGAGAGATCCACGAACTCAGCCAGATATTCCTGGCGAAAGATCAGCGGATGGTTCTTCTTCCGCTCGTTCTCTAACTCAGCCGGCGGCACATAGGGGCTGGTGCTCGTTGGAGCGTAGTGCTCCTTGAATTCCATCTTCTGGTCGTTGCAACAGCGCCAGAAGAAGTTCTCCGCGTCGTCGCCATTCGGCGTCGAGAACACCCACACTCGGCTATCTGGCCGCGTCAGCAATGTCGGTTTCAGCGAGCGCTCCCAGATGCCCATCATCTGGTTGTTCTTAGTAAACGCAGCCTCGTCGATCATAAGTTCGTCGTATTCGCGGCCTCGGCCAGCCAACTCGTTGTCGTTCAACGTCCAGAAGTCGATCACGCCGCTGGTGATCGTTCGGATCACGCCCTTGGTCTGCGAGGATGATTCTCTGGCCGGAGCCAAGATCGACATCAGCTCGCCATAGGGCTCGTGGAGCTGCTTGTGCTCCGGCGCGAATAGGCCAACCTTGCGTCGCTTGACCGCAGCATCCCCTGCGATCGTGACCATCATCTTGGTCTTGCCCCAGCGTCGACCACAGCGAACCGCGTTAAACCGCGCCCGGTCCCGGTAAATCTCCGCCTGCTTCTGATGCAGCGTTGGAAGGTTGATGTGGATCGCCATCAGGCAAACCGCCGTGGATTATGAGCTTTCCGGCGCTGGGATCGTCGCCACTGACAGCAGAATATCGGCCTTGCTCCAAATGCCGCGCGGCGGTCAGCCGATAGAGCATGCTCTCGTCTTCATCCTTGAAGACGCTGGTGTAGAAGCCGTGGATCTCATCCTGCGCAGCAATCCGATCGTAGCGACGTTGCTTGGCTTCCGGCGTATCGCGCAACTCCGCAAGTGCGGCGGAATTCTCAGGTGTGATCGGCGCGGCGCGCTTGTTGCCCCGGCCGGCTCCTTGCGCCGGGCCGCCCCAGCCTGGCCCATGGGCCTCTATGCCAGATGCTGGCTGACCGCTGGCCGGAATGCCCGATGCTGGTCCGTTATGCGGCGGCTTTCCCGAGCCTGGATTACGAACCCTGCGTGCCATCGGAAGGACACAACAGCGCGCCGGAGAACCACGTATGCGCCGGGTTTCCGTCGATCACGCAGCTGCTCCCGCCATCCTGTGAGGTTGTATACATGCGAAGCTGAAACAGATCCGTGCCAGATGCCATAGCGACTGTGCACATGGTTGAACCACCGGTGCTCGGATATCCCGCAGGATTCCAGCCAGGATTGGCGCGAACCTGCTCCCATGTGACACCGTTGTCAGGGGAGCGATGAAACTTGGCGCACTGCGAATACCCGTCTCCGGGATAGTTGTCGAGATATTTGGCGCCGGCATTGATCCAAACGTTGGCGGAAAGAAGGACAAGGCCCGCAGGCGGCTTCCACCAGCTGTTGGTCGTGTCGAATAGGCAGCCGTTATCGAATTCAACTGCTGAGAATGTCACCGGCACATACAACAGGTTGGGGCAACCGCCCTGCGAAACGCCGTTTTTGTGAGCACTGAACGATGCAAGCATCACAGCCCCTCAGCCAGCGGGAACTCCATCACCATCGCTGGCAACGGCGGCATACCCTCGCGCACGCTCCGCGCTGCCCACTCGGCGATGTCGGGGTCGCGATACAGGGTGCCGTGCTCGGCTTTGGCCACAAGGCCAGCGCCTGCGAGGAACCAGTCGCGCTTTCGCGTGGAGACGCGAACCACGTATCGGGACATTGGCCTCGTCGGGGAAAGGTTCGTGGGTTAGGTACTATCCGGCAATGAGGCCCGGAAACGGGTCCAGCGATCGATCATCATGTCGGCGATCTCTCGCATGTCGTCTGCCGTAAGATCGTCAGGCTCTGGCGGGTCGTTGTACGGGGGCCAAGTGATTATCCCGTCGTAGCCCTCGGTGACTTCAAACCCCGACACCGGTTCACCCAACCCGATTATGCCGTTGTTGGCATAGACAGTGCGACCAGACTTGAGGGTAAAGATCACCAGCCATGTTCCAGAGAAAACGCAATCAAAGAGCGCCCGTAAGCGCTCCAGAAACCCCGTGGGGCGATTCGCTGCAGGAGCGAAGCCGGCTCTACCGCATCGGCGATCACGTTGGCTCGACCAACGCTTCTGAAACGACTACTGCCCGACTGCCTCCGAATATGTCAAGCAGAATTTTCACCCGCCGATCAGGTTCCGCTTCCTCGCATACCCCGACCCATCCGGAGAACGGCCCGTCGAGCAACCGCACCGTGTCGCCCTTCTTCACGCGCCCGTCGTTCGCGCCGCGCCGCCAGCGCATGTGGCCCTTGTCGATCACCAGCACTCCGCCCGATAGCTCGATCTCCCGCTGCAGCGCCTCTATCAGCGCGCCTGGCACGGACGCCGGAACCAGCCCGCCCTGACGACGCAGGATCCGCTCGGCGCCCTCCACGGCCTCGAGGCGCCACCACTGGTCCCGTTCGAGGTCAAGCCGCACCAGCAGATATCCGGGGAACACCGGTTCCGTTGCTCCGATCTCCATCGGCGAGCGGCGCGTGGCCCTGCGGCGGATGCGGCATTCCGGCATCCACACATCGATCGAGCTCTTCCGCAGCCGGTCGTGCACGCGCTTGTCCATGCCCGGCCCGACTGCGAGCACGAACCATGAGCGGACGATCCCTTCCATCCGCTCCAACACCTGCTCGACCAACCGATCGGGGTAGTTGAACGCCGTGGAGGACGCCTTTGCCGGACGGCAATGGGTGACGCCGCGGTTGCGCACATAGTCGGCGAGCGCCGCCTGCTCGTTCATGGGTAGATCGCGGGGCATCAGCGGGCTCCTGTGGGTGATGCTGGGGACTGCGATGGCGTCTCGCCCGATATCCGGCAGTAAGCGACCGTGCCGGGTTGCTCAGACCAAACCTCATGCGCCACTGCTCGGCACAAATGCTCCCCGATCGCGCCGACTGGACGCTCCGTTGTGACCAACTCGCCATTGCTCAACGTCGTGACCACGACCAGCGTGTAAAGGAACATCACCGCCCCCGCCTGATAGCCCGCAGCACCGGATGCTCCGGCACCGGCTCGGGCTTGGGCCGCAGCGTCGCCAATTCCTGCTCTTGCTTGACCAGCAGGCCGCTCAGCCGCTGCGCCTCTGCCATCAGCTCCGCTCGACTGCGCTCCGCCAGCCGCAGCGATGCCTCCAGCGTCCGCATGTCGGACATTGTGGCTTCGAGCTTGGCGTCCTGTGCGAGAACCCGCTGGAGCAGCGCCTCGTTCGCGGCATCTTTACGAGCGATGCGGGCTTCGAGCACCGCCAGGCCGTCTGTGTCCGCGCACTGCTCGCCGTAGGCTGCGGCGTCAGGACCGCTGCCGGCGACGCGATGCACAGCTACCAGCCGCCCGCCTACTGCTTCATACGTAACGCCGAAGAGGCTCAACGTGACAGAGCTCATTTACTCACCCCCATGATTGACAATCCTCGGGTTGTGCCGCGAAACCGGCGGAACTCCGCCATTCCTCGCGCGTATATACGTTGATGACAGGACATTGACAGGACAGGGGGACGAATCATGGCCAGCTCTCCGGGTGGAATTCGTGCCCCGGTGGCGGCTCCAGCCGGTCAGAGATCACCTCGTAGTAATCGAGGACATTCATGAACGTCTCGTCGCCTGCTTCACCCCACCCCCAACCGTTCCACAGCCGGATCGCCACCGCGCGTTTGAACTCGCCAGCAAGGGGATCGGGGTCGCGCGTCCAGTAGAAGCCTGGCCTCATCTCTTCGGGCATCTCACCACCCTCTCCTTTTGGCTGGAAACGCGCGCGCGCGCGCGGCGGGTCGGGGAGGGGTTCGGGGTTCTTGCCGCCAGCCCCACCCTTGCGTCAAATCCCGCGTCAAACC